TTGCGGTGATCGGAACATATGCGGGATTGTTGACGTATCCCTCAAACTTTGCAATGTCCTGCTGCAGGTATGCGTCCGCCTGCGCCTGTGTGATTGTCATGCCGCTATGTACGCCCGCCGTGTGACCGTACCCGATGGTCCATACACCGGCGGCGCACCGGTATGCTGCCAGTCTGCATCCCTCGTACTGCTTGATAAGGGCAAGTCCTGCCTGTCCAATTTTTCTATTTGCCATTGTCCTCTACCTCCTTATCTCTCAGCTGCAACAGCACATCCTTAAGCTTGTCCGGGATCGGGATGAACATTGCCGCGTTCTCCAGCAGGCTAAGCGCTTCATTGCAGATGTAAAACATAATCACAATCTCCCGCAGCGCGATCGCATCATTCAACAGTTTCTGAATCGAATATGCTACTGCGATCACGATGAACATCACAATCTTTTTCAGAAGCCCCTTGAAGCCCGTCTCTGAACTCAGTGTCTTGGTATAAATGCCCTTGATAACTCCGGTCACATAATCCGCCACCGCCAGAA